TGGGAGGAGGTCTTTTACAATTAGTTGCATATGGTGCTCAAGATGTTTATTTAACTGGTAATCCACAAATTACCTTTTTCAAAGTTGTTTATAGAAGACACACTAACTTTGCTTTAGAATCTATACAACAAACTTTTAATGGTAACCCAGATTTCGGTCAACGTGTAACCGCTACTATATCAAGAAATGGTGATTTAATCTCAAGAGCTTATTTAGTTATGAGTAACAGTGGTGGTCCTACTTTTGAGCCCGCTGTTCCTTATTTAGGGTTACGTCTTATTAAATCAGCAGAAGTAGAAATTGGAGGTCAAAGAATAGATAAACATTATTCTGATTGGATGTATATCTGGAATGAATTATCTTTACCTGCGGGTAAAAAAGAAGGTTATTTTAAAATGGTTGGGGGATCAGGTGCTTCTGTAGGTAAAATGTATGTACCATTAGAATTTTGGTTCTGTAGAAATATTGGTTTAGCATTACCTTTAATTGCTTTACAATATCATGAAGTAAAAGTTGTTATTGAATTTGCTGAAGGCAGTGAATGTGGCGCAGTCTCAGCTACCTTATCTGGAGGATTAAATGCTGAATTATGGGTAGATTATATTTATTTAGACACTGATGAAAGACGTAAATTTGCTCAATCTTCTCACGAATATTTAATAGAACAATTACAATTTACTGGTAAAGAAACTGCCTCAACTAAAATTAAATTAAATTTTAATCATCCTGTTAAAGAATTAGTTTGGGTAGGGAAAATGAGTGATGTCAACAACGACAATTGGTTCAATTACTGTACTGAGTATGGTAACGTTTCTTCTGGTGCGGCGAATGGCACTTATAAAACAGTAGCGGGAGAATTAGGGCCAAGTTCTGCTGCTGTAAATTGTGTTAAAACTGCTAAATTAATATTAAATGGTAATGACAGATTTTATTCCAGAGATGGCGATTATTTCAATTTAGTACAACCTTTCCAACATCACGAAAATGTACCTAATAACCGTGGTATCAATGTTTATTCATTCGCATTAAAACCCGAAGAACATCAACCATCCGGAACTTTAAATATGTCTAGAATAGATACTGCTACTTTAGACTTAACTTATAATGAAGGAACAGATAGTAATAATGATTCTGTTAAGCCATCAGAAATATCTGTATTCGCTGTAAATTACAACGTTTTACGTATATTATCTGGTATGGGTGGTATCGCTTACTCTAATTAGGTTATATAATTATTATTTTTTTTCTTTTATTTTAATAGATATTAAGTATTATGGGTGGAGGTCTTTTACAATTAGTTGCCTATGGTGCTCAAGATGTTTATTTAACGGGTAATCCTCAAATTACCTTTTTTAAAGTTGTTTATAGAAGACACACTAACTTTGCTTTAGAATCTATACAACAAACTTTTAATGGTGCTGTAGCTTATGGTGGCAGAGTTACAAGCACTATAGCACGTAATGGTGATTTAATATCAAGAAGTTATTTAGAAATAAAAACAAATGATACAAATTTATGTCCTTATTTCGGTTTAAGAGTTATTAAAACAGCTGAAGTAGAGATTGGAGGTCAAAAAATAGATAAGCATTATGCTGATTGGATGTATATATGGAATGAATTATCTTTACCATATTCTAAAAAAGAAGGTTATTTCAAAATGGTGGGTGGAAAAGGTAGCAAAAAAGCAAATTCCTTTTTAATTTCAAAAGATGAATTAGGTAAACATTTAACTGAAAAATTAAATATAACTGGTATAACTCAAAATATATCAGTAAATCTCGAATTAGAATCAGGTGGTAAAGTTTTAATAATATTTAATCTAAAAAAACCATCAGAAACTGAAGGTAAAGCAATTGTTCAAGTTACTGAAATAAAAGAAGCAACATCTTCAATTACTAATAATTTAACATTAAGTGTTGATATGCAAAATACTATATTTACTGAAAATGGAGCAGCATATACTATTAATGGAGGAGATGAAACTCCTGTTGACGTTATTGCTGTTACGGATAATAACATTGTACAATTTTCAGATATTTTACAAGTTGGTACACATTATAATGATGGTACTGCTGGTTCTGATGACGACACCTTAAGTACATTATATGTACCATTAGAATTCTGGTTTTGTAGAAATGTAGGTTTAGCATTACCTTTAATTGCCCTACAATATCACGAAGTTAAGATTAATATACATTTTGAAGAATATTCTTTATGTAAAAGATTATCAGATTTAACAACAGGAAGTCTTGATTTACAAGCGAGTTTATGGGTAGATTATATTTATTTAGATACTGATGAAAGAAGAAAATTTGCTCAATCTTCTCATGAATATTTAATAGAACAGTTACAATTTACTGGAAAAGAAAATGCTGATGCTAAAATTAGATTAAATTTAAATCACCCTGTAAAAGAATTAATATGGGTTGTTAAAAAAGAAAATACCAATAATACAAATTGGTTTAATTATACCGATAAAAATACTCAAATAGTAAGTATTGATAATTATGAAAGTTTAAAAACATTAATTGGTCCAAATAGTGCTGCTCAAAATAATGTATCTAATTGTAAATTAATATTAAATGGCAATGATAGATTTAGTGAACGTGATGGTTTATATTTCAATTTAATACAACCATATCAACATCACGAAAATATACCATATAATACTGGTATCAATGTTTATTCATTTGCTTTAAAACCGGAAGAACATCAACCATCAGGAACTTTAAATATGTCAAGAATTGATACTTCAACATTAAGCTTAAAATATTCAAATGGTATAACAGAATCAACCGCATCTATATGTGTGTATGCTGTTAATTATAATGTATTGCGTATATTATCAGGTATGGGTGGTATTGCTTATAGTAATTAGAAAGAAGTGTATAAATCTTTTATTTTTTTCTCCAAGTATAGTATAAGATATTATAAATGCCAGGTGGTCTTTTACAATTAGTTGCGTATGGTGCTCAAGATGTTTATTTAACTGGTAATCCGCAAATAACATTTTTTAAAGTTGTTTATAGACGTCATACAAATTTTGCGATTGAATCAATTGAACAAACTTTTAATGGTTCAACAAATATAGGTTCTACAAGTGTTAACGTTCAAATAACAAGAAATGGTGATTTAATTAATCGTATTTATTTCAAAGGTAAAATCAAAAATAACGATGATGCAAAATCTGCAGCTTTAGTACCTTATTATGGCATACGATTAATTAAAAATGTTTTGCTACAAATTGGTAGTCAAACAATTGACAAACATTATTCAGAATGGATGTATATTTGGAATGAATTATCAATGCCTGTGGGAAAACGGGAAGGTTATCATAAAATGGTAGGGGGAAATAAAAGAAACTCTTCTACAATAATTAAAGCAAACGATGAAAAAATAATATATGTTCCATTAGAATTTTGGTTTTGTAGAAATGTAGGTTTAGCGTTGCCATTGATAGCTTTACAATATCATGAAGTTAAAATAAGTATGGAATTTTGTACAAAAAATGAATTACTAGATACTAATTCTAAGAATTATTGTTATGATGTAATAACAGATGCGAAAGTAGATGCTGCACACGCTAATGATAGTCATAATTCAACAAATATAGTTTTAGAAGATGCTGAAATGTGGATAGATTATATATTTTTAGATACTGATGAAAGAAGAAGATTTGCTCAATTATCACATGAATATTTAATAGAACAATTACAATTCACTGGTTCTGAAAAAATAACAGCTGGTGGTTCTGAAACTATGAGATCGGTAAAAATTAATTTCAATCATCCTTGTAAAGAACTTTTTTGGGTAATTAAACCTGATCAAGATACACAAAGTGATACTACATATAAACCATATTGGAATAATTTTACTAATAAACCCGAGAATGAATTATATAATAAATTAAACGATGTAGATGATGTATTAAGTAGTGGTGTTGTAGATGTAGATAATCCTGTAACATTGGCGAGAATACAATTAAATGGCGCTGATAGATTTAGTGAAAGACCTGGTAATTATTTCTCTGTAATACAACCATATCAACATCACGAAAACACACCAGGATTATATAATATGGGTATCAATGTTTATTCATTTGCTTTAAAACCCGAAGAACATCAACCATCAGGAACTTTAAATATGTCTAGAATAGATACAGCACATTTACAGGTGGCTTCATCAGTAACAGGAATGATAAGTGTATTTGCTGTAAATTATAATGTATTAAGAATATTATCAGGTATGGGTGGTTTAGCTTATTCAAATTAAATTATTTTTATATAAAATTAAATATATTATATATATATACTTATGAAAAAAATATTACTATTTTTATTAATATATATTTATAATACATTTTGTTTTAGTAATTTATACTTAACTAATAATTATAGAAAAAGTGGTGTAAAATTAAATTTACAAAATAGTAATATATCAAGAAGAGTAGTTCATACAAATAATTATTTAGATACTTTATATAGACCTCGTGTAAATAATAATAAAAATTTAATAAGAGCTATTAGCTTTGATAATTTATTATTATTAAATAATTTTATTGATGCTATTTATTATAATAAATTAATTGATAATAAAATTATTATAGAATTTAAAAATAATACAAAAACAATTTATTATTATGAGAATTATAATAATATTATTATAAATGATATTATATTAGCCTATAATGATATAGATTTTATAAATTTGGATGATTATCCTCATTATATATTAGATACACCATTTGGTTTTATGATATCTGAAAAAAAATAATACAAATAATTAAGATGAAAAATTATATTTTTATAATATTATTAATAATAATTATTATATTAATAACTATATGCTTTTGTAATTATACTATTTATGAATTATTTGAATTAGAACCTATCCGTAAAGAAGTATTACTTCTTGGTCCTACAGGCCCTCCTGGTCCTGAAGGTCCACAAGGTCCACTAGGTATTCAAGGATATACTGGTATGCGTGGAGAAAGAGGAGAAAGAGGAATACCTGGAAGAGATGGTGATAGTTGTGATTGTAAAATACCTTATATGAAATTTGTTGATAAGGAAACAGGTGAAATATTAGGTAAATATCCAGAAAATTATATATTACAACCTAATGAAACTGAATTTATAATTAAAATACCAAAAGGCAGAAAGGGAGATACAGGTAGACAAGGACCAATGGGACCGAATGGGATATGTCATCACTGTTGAAAAATAATAATATTAGATAAATATAATGATAATACCTGATGATTTTCCAGAAGATTTAGTAGAATATATATATAGTTTAATAGTTTATAAAGTAGATAAAAATTTATTGGATGATATAAAGGATTATCATAAAGTAAATGAAAAAATAAAATATATAGATAAACAATTTATTGCTTACAAATTATTAGAATATAAATATATAGATTTTACTGTTCCTAAAGCAATATTAAATTATTTTTGTGATGACACTTTTAATAACATTAATTATTTAGTAAATAGATGTTTAAGAAAAAATAATATTAGAAAAAGAGAAATTATTTTATTTAGACTTTCAAAAGATATTCTAAATTAAATTAGATTCTTTCATTACTTTAATAAGTCTTGTTATACCTATACCACCTCCTGAACGCTCAAAAAAGTTAAATTTCAAAAATTCATTTAATTCATCTTCAACACGTTCTTTAGTAAAATTGCTAAATAATATATTAGCATATTGTCCATCACTGATTTCATAAAATTGTCTTCTCATTTCTTTAGTATCAGTAGAACGCTGAGCACTTCCAATAGTTTCAATACCATTAATAATTACATCTATTTTTTTCGCATGTCCGCCGTCGACTGTACTATTATCATCTTGTTTCATATTCCAGAATGGAGAGCTATAATTTGGAAAATGTTTTAAGAAAAATACAGGACCATATTCTTGTTTAAGTTTTTCTTCATGTTCATGTTCTAATTCTTTTACACCATATTTATTAGCGACATCAACATAATCTCCTTCTGGATATTTATCACTATAAAATTTATTGAAACCTAAATGGTCTAAAAGTTCTTCTTCCATTTTCTTCATTTCTTCCATGTCTCCTTTCATTTCAAATTCAAACATAGGAAAGATTTTATCATGTCTTCCTGGAACTGGATTTGGTTCGTTTCTGTAACTAGTACTAACGCAATAATATCCTTTAGCTTCAGGATTTGATAATAATTCATACTCTAACCACATTTGCCCGGTTTGTGGCAAAGGCCATACTTGGCCAGCATAATTATATGTTGATATAGTTTTTGGATCTTCACAAGCTGCAAGAATACTTAATCTACTTTGTGTATGTACTTCTTCGAATCCTTTTTTATCAAAGAATTCTCTAAGTTTTCTTACTACAGCAGTAAAATCTTTATTATTAATTATACATGTTTTAGATGCCATTTAAATTACTAAACAAATAGTTAGTTAAGTCTTTATATATGTTTCAAAATTATTATATAAAAATATTTTATAATAAGTATTAGATAATAATGGAATCTTACGAACAAAGTGTTTTTTATTTCAATGACATTGAAACAATAGAAATATTAAATAGTGAAGAACTTTTAAATAAAGAATGGCAAAAAAAAAATTTAATAATAAAAAATCATTCATATCAAGTAGAATTTTTATCATATAATAATAAAAAATATTTAAAAACTATAAAAAAATATAATACTTATCTATTTAATAAAATATTTT